GAATACTGCTACAGGTTCAGACTTCTTATTTAAAGGATTATGGAATAATGAAAACTCAATCAAATCTATTGAGGGTATTGATATTGCGTGGGTAGAAGAAGCACAGACTATCACAGAGACAAGTCTTGAAGTACTTACTCCTACAGTTCGTAAGAAAGGTAGTCAGATTATATACACATACAACAGAGACCTAGAAGATGACCCAGTACATAAAAGACTGGTTCTTGATGGTAGACCAAATACGCTTATCATAAATGTAAACTATGACATTGCTGAAAAGTTAGGAATGTTACCAGAGGTAATCAAGAATGAAATAGAAGACGACAAAGAAAAAAGACCAGCGTTATATAAGCATAAGTGGTTAGGAGAACCGTCTAACAACCTAGAACGTAAGATATATACAGATTGGGCTATTGTTGAAACTGTCCCACACGAAGCAAGACTAGAACGCTATGCTATGGACTTTGGATATTCAAATGACCCAACTGCTATAGTTGCTATTTACTACTATAACGGAGGATATATCTTTGACGAGGTATGTTACCAGAAAGGATTGAGTAACAAGCGTATATCAGAGATACTTATAAACCAAGAGAAACAATCTTTGGTGATTGCTGATAGTGCTGAACCTAAGAGTATCGATGAGATAAGATTATATGGCGTGAATATACTACCAGCAGAGAAAGGTCCTGATTCAATAAACTACGGAATCAAGATACTTCAAGACGAAAGAATCTCAATTACCAAGCGTTCTGCTAATTTAATACAAGAATATAGAAATTATATGTGGAAAACAGATAGAAACGAGAAAGTTTTGACAGTTCCTGAAGGTGGTAACGACCATTTACTCGATGCAGTGCGTTATGGGATAACTTCTTTGAAGAAAAGACCAACAAGTACCGTATCAGATGAACAATTCAATGCACTTTTTGGAAATAACAACGTCATGTACCCAGATATTGGAATATAATTTGCATAATATAAACAACAAGTGGTATAATTTTTACATAACAATACTTTAGTGGAGGGAAAACACTAAATGGCAATTAACAAAATTAAAAGAGATAAGATAGTTTCACAAGCAGTATACGAAATTCAGTTCGCAAGAACTTATAAACAAGGAATCATTTGGCGTTGGTGGAAGAACGAAGACCTTTACTATGGAAAGCGTGATAACCAATACTACGGAACACCTAATGCAGATAACTACATGGCTACACCTAATGGTGGAGTAGCAGAATCACGAGCAAACGTAAACGTAGCAAGTGCTAAAACCATGTCATTTGTTGAAACAATGCTTTCAAAGATTGATAATCCTTTGACATTCAAGTTCAAGAAGTCAAAGATGTCTGACTATAAGCGTGCAAAGCTCATCAACGCTCTCAAAGAACAAGACGCTAACAAGAACGACTGGAACTTCAAAGACTTACTCGGTAAAGTAGACGCTATCATTTATGGTCGTGCAATCTTTACATACTATGCTGACAGTATCAATGGCTATAAATCTCACCTAGAGAACGTATCAGTATACGATTTCCTTATTGACCCTAGTGGTGGTGGATATAACCCAGACCACGCTATGTACATGGGTAGATACAATGTTCGCAAGTCTAAGTATGACCTAGAGAAAGGTCGCAAAGAAGGAATCTATATCGCTAGTGAAGTAACTCGTCTTATCAATGGAAGTGGTAACGACGCAAATCAACTCTCACAAGAAGATGTAAACAAGGAAAACAAATACGCATATATCGGAAGTCCTGCAAATCGTACTATCAATGACCCTACTATGTGGAAGTTCTGGGAATGGTACACAACATACGAAGGAGAACGCTACTACCTTTTGATGACAGAAGCAGGAGAATGTATACGTTGTGAAAAACTTGCTGAACTCTTTGGTGTTGATGATGACATAGGTGATGCAAACTTCCCTTTCTGGTCATACGCATATATGCCAAACATGACAGAGTTCTGGACACCGTCAAAAGTAGACTATGTTCGTGAGATATTCATGGCACAAGGTGTATCTATCAATCAAATGCTAGATAATGCAGAAGCAATCAACAAGCCTCAACGTGCTGTAGACGTAAGTTCAATAGAAAATATCGCAGACCTTGTGTACAAGCGTAACGGAGTAATCAGAATCAAGCCTGGAGTAAACATCAACAACGCTTTCAAGATACTCGAAGTAAACTCAATCAATACACCGATTCAAACATACAATACACTCGAAGGAATCCAACAGTTAGAATCAGGTATCACCGCAGCTGCTAAGGGTGTCGCAGAAGAAGACAAGGTAGGAATCTATGAAGGAAACCAAGCAAACACCGCAGACAGATATGGAGTATGGAATAAATCTTACTCACAAGGATATAAACGCTTTGCTAAACTATGGAGATACGGAGTAGAAGACCACCTGACTATGAAGACCGCAGTGAAGATACTCGGTTCAAATGGATTAGAAGAAACTATCTTCATCACTAAACGAGATATCAAACCTACGTCAGACTGGAATATCCTCATCGAAAGTAGTAATGCAGAAGAACAAGCAGACGCAACTGACAAGAGAAACAAACTCACATTCATGGCAGGATATAAAGGAGACCCAAGTATCAACCAGAAAGTTATCTTTGAAAAATCAGCAAGTATCGTAGGATTCAACAATGATGATGTTCGTGAGTTCCTAGACAATTCAGAGTTCGGAGATGCAGAACTTATGTCAGAAGCAGAACGAGATATGGAAGACTTGCTCAATAAGAAAATCATTGAACCTAATGAAAGAGCAAACGTAGCATACGCAACACACATACTCAATTACATGAGAGACCACAAGGAAGATATGAACGATGACCAATGGGCTTTGTTCGATGACTACATGAAGCGTATCGAACCAGTAGTCATGCGTAACATGGGAACACAATTTATCAACCAAGTAGCGAAGCAAGGACTAAGTCCAATGGATGTTAGTCAAGGTGACCCAAGCGTGGCTGGTATACAGCCAGAAGTTATGGGACAGACGCCTGACCAATTAACAAATAATATGCCTAATGGCATAACACAATAGTATGGAATACACATATACAATCGTAGATAAAAAAGATAATGATTTAGAAACAGTTATCGAGAAGGGTAATCTAACAACACGATTTACTATTCAAGATATTAAAGACCACCTAGAGTTCACTACACGAACTTTGAAAGAATCAAAAGGTAAACTTGAAGCAGAGAAAATCCAAGACGAACTTGCTTTGACAATCATGCCTTCTCTAAAAGAAATCCCAGAAGATAAGTGGAATCTTGTGATGATGTACGCTGGTCGTCAATTACAACGTGCTCCATTAGAAGATGTTGTAAAGACTGCAGAAGAAACTCTTGCAAGTTACACAGAACAACTAGCCTATATCAAAGAAAATCTCGGACTATCTGATGAAGGAGAAGCAGTAGAAAAACTAACAGAAGTTGAATAACATGGATAAACAAGAACTGGAAAAGTTGGAGAACATAAAAGCATTCAGTGAGACTGATGGAGGTGCATATGTACGAGATACAGCAAAAGAAGTTGTATTGAATACTGTGCAAATACTTTCTAGTTCTTACCAAGATAAAACACATACAGAACTTATCTCTTTGTGTGCAAAACTTTCAGCAAATCTTTCATTGTTCCAACTACTCACAGGTATCGAAGACCAAATAGAAGCAATCAAAAAACTCTACGAACAAGAATAGCACCAAGCGTGGTGCTTACTGGGTAGAAGTTATCCCTCCTTTCTTCTACTTAGTAAGTACTACACTTGCATAAAAAAATGTTAGTAGTATAATTAAATTATCAGGGCGAAAGCCTTTTGCGGATAGTCTCCGTAAAAATAGACTGGCAGTTATGCCTAAACTAATTATGGAAGAAATTCTAAGCTCATCTGTAGAGTTAAGTGCAGAACCGACTGAATCCCCGAAGGAAGAAGTCAAGGAAGTGGTTGTCCCTGAAAAACAACCAGAGGAAACACTAGAAGTACTAGAAACAATGTCAGAGAAATCTGATGATGTTGTCCCTCTTAAAAAATACATGGCAGAGAAGAACGCCAAGAAAGATGCCGAGCATAAAGCCAAAGAGCTAGAAGCAGAAATTGCTCAACTACGGAATAATCCTTACAAGAGTAATCAAGACATCAAGATTGACGTACAATCTCTCTCAGAAAAACATGGAATTGATGCGGAAGTACTGTCAGACATTCTCAATGCGTCATACAATATGACGAAAGATAAAGTCAAAGCAGAACTTGAACAGGAGTTCACTCCTAAACTAGCAGAGTTTGAGCAAATCAAACGTGATAAAGAGAAGCAAGACTTTGAAACAAAATTCAATGGACTGGTAAATCAATCTCTCGTAGAAATGCCTGAATATGCTGACCTAGTAGACAAAGATGACCTAAAAACTTGGGTAAAATCTGGTCAATACTCCAAACTAACACTCCCACAGCTCATTGAGCAAAAGTATGGAAAGTTTGTAGTAGGTAAAAAGACAATTGAATCTTCTCATGCCTCAAAGCAAGTTGAGATGCCTGATACTTCAAAGCCTTTATCTGATGAACAGTTGCTAAAACTAGACACTGACCCAGAATTGCGTAAGAAGTGGGCGGAAGGACTTACAGACAGAATGCGAAGAATGATGTAATAAGGAGGGATTATTTAACTTAATCCAATTAAAATTATTATATGGCACAGAATCTCGATGCTTTTAAGACAGCATTCAGTAACACTTATCAGGAAATCTTCCAGAAAGTGCTTACAGCAATGAAAATTGCAAACACACGTCTTCTATCAGACCTTTACTACGGTAAATCTATCGAACGTGTATACATTGACATTTCAGCAGCAAACGTAGAAGACATTACACAATATGTAGACATGACTTCACAAGCAGTATCTGACACATCAGAAACTCTTACTGTAGACCAAAACAAAGGTATCATGTTCCAAATTTCTGAAAAGGAATTGGTACAAGCTGGACCTTTGAATCCTGGAGAATTTATCGGTATGCAACTCGCTACTAAAGTAGCTATCTATGTTGATGCTGATGTTCTCTTCGAGACAACAAATGCTTTGTATGACTTCGACAACGGAGACCTTACAACTGGTGCTTCAACAGGTACACCTATCACTTTGAACAGTACAACTGTACCTAACATGGTAATGCGTCTTCCTGCTAAACTTCGTGCAAAGAACAACCAAGTTATCAATGCAGGTTCAAACCTTGCTTTCGTTATTGACTCATACGGTATTGCTGATATGTTCCAATACTTGCTCGGTAAGAACGCAGACTTCGTAAATGCTTTGTTCCAAAACGGTTACGTTAATGAACAAGTAGCAGGTGCTAAAGTATACGTTTCAGAAAACCT